CTGTTATCCTCTTATGGCATACAACGGTGATTTGATCCAACATTTTGGATCTAACCCATCTGGACAAAATCTGACTGTATATATCAATTCTATCGTCAACTCGTTGTTATTTCGGTGTGCATACTTCAAGATTTACGAGGACCGAAAGGTTCCTCCATTTCGTGAGGTGTGCGCATTGATGACTTATGGTGATGATGCGAAGAGTTCAGTCAAGAAAGAGTATCCGGAATTCAATCACATTTCTGTTGCCAAATTTTTAGAAGATCGTGATATGGTTTTTACTATGCCCGACAAGACCTCTACTCCCACTCCCTACATGAAAGACGAAGAAGCAGATTTTCTGAAAAGGAAAAATGTCTTCTGCCCTGACACAGGAATGATCATGGGAGCTTTGGATGAAAATTCGATTTTTAAGAGCTTGCATGCCACGCTGGAATCAAGTGCGATTACCAAGCAACAGGCAGCTGCCTTCAATATCGATGGAGGATTACGCGAATGGTTTAACCACGGTCGTGACATCTATGAGAAGAGGCGAGAGCAAATGAAAGAGGTTGCTCAGAGAGCGGACATTGCTCACATTTGTACCATGTTGGATAGGTCATATGATGAGTCTCTCGAGGTGTGGAAGGACACCTATATGCCCAAAGAGCAGGAGACCTCTTAAGTCTCCGAACCGTCCTGGGAAGACATTAAAAGCATCCCTCTGGCCGCACCTATGTGGCCAAACGCTAAAAATAGGATTCCTGGTATGGATACCAGGGAGCTCCAATTTGCTGTCAATTGGACCTCCTGAGGCTTCCAGGTCTTAGAGTACTCCCCCGTGAGTTTACGCCAGCTCAGGCAATGTTCAGCCCAGTGGCGGAGTATAAACCGACTCCGTACACTTCATAGTAGGTTTACTTCCCCTTTCAACGTACGAATAACTACAAAAGCCTGGAGAGGAAACACCAGATTGTTTCCTTTTCAGATCAAAAAGAAGACTGGGTCTACACAGTCGATAGTCAACCTGACTCCACATTTGATGTGGCAGCCAAGTCTGATACCTCTTTGGAGGCATTCTTCCGACGTCCAATTCTCATTCGTGAGTTTTCTTGGGCACCGGGAGCTGCATCTCCATTCTTTCAAGGTTTCAATCCTTGGGCAGATTTCTTCACAAATCCCAGAGTGATCAACCGTATTACTAATTATAATCTTATGCGTTGCAAATTGCACGTAAAGATGATGATCAATGGAAACGGATTTTACTATGGTAGATTGTTGGCGAATTACAAGCCACTCCCGGACTATGATGAGGTCACGCGAGATAGAGGCTTAACACCCCAGGATAATATTGCTGCAAGTCAGAGACCACATGTGTATCTTGACCCCACAAACAATCAAGGAGGCACTTTGGAGCTTCCATTTGTATGGTATTACAATGCACTCAGCGTTCCTTCAGGTCAATGGAATCGCATGGGCAATATGTCTATTCGAGAACTGAACCCCTTAAAACACGCAAACGGAGCTACTGATCCTATCACTATTTCCGTATTTGCATGGGCTGAGGATGTTCATCTTGATGTTCCTACCCAATTTGACCCAGCTGATATTGTGCCACAGCTTGGAGATTTTGTCCCACAAGCGGACGAGTATTCAGGTGTGGTGTCCAGACCCGCTTCAATAGTAGCTAAGGCTGCTGGAGCTCTGAGTAATATACCCG